CACGTATGACATCTTTGACCACTGCGTTCGCTTCATTGCGAACGATGCTCTGTAGATTTTTACCTTTGAATGTCTGATATGCTGTGCCAGCTTTTTGCACAGCACCAATGATACCCAACACTGAACCAGATTGTAAGTCATTGACTATGCCACCCACTGTGTCAACAAGACCGCCTTGGCCAAGTATGGTTGCGCTGTTGCCCAGCCGACTCAATGGACTGCGTTGAGTATCATAGTTGGCAGGATCAGCAAAGCCTTTGATGTTGGCACTGGGGCGAGACGTATCAATTTTACCTTGATAGTATTTCACTGTTTCATAACGCACCGTCATCTGATGTTCCATAAGTCCATTGCCTTGGCTGTAGTCATATGTATCATGGCGCCACTCAGTGATCATAGGATTGATCAACACATAAGCGCAGAAGTCATGTTGACTCATACCATAAATGGTTATGTCTTTGAAGAACGGTGGTTTACCAGACACTCCAGCGGCACCATCGCTGTAGCTCTCGCCGACATAGCCCCAGTCGTTGACCGTACGGCCATCTTCATAGATATCTCTGCCGTTGTAACTGAGTTTGGGATCGCCACCATTGCCGCTTTGTCCTAGGCTGCCTTGTGTCACAGGCACCCCCCAGTATTGTTGGGTTGGATCTTTGTAGTAGTAAGCAAAATAGTTATACCACATGTTACGGATCAAATCGTTTCCGTCGTCATGAAAGGTAAACTGACAAGGATTATAGTTAATCTTTTTCTGGATCAATCGTTTACGGTTGTACTGATTCATTGTTTCTACATCAATGTCATAGTTTGGTAACTGCACTGTTTTGACTAGGAGACCAATGTCCTCTTGGTCCGCTCGATTGAAAACTTCTTTGAGCTTGGGTATCTCTACAGTGTTGAGATTGAAATAGACGTGAAAAAGAAACTTATAACGAGGCGCCAGCTGATAACCGTTGGCACGGAAAGTCTTGCTGGCGTGTGTGTAGTCCTTTAGATAATCACTTCCAAAGAACCCCTTTAGGAAGTCCGCTCCAAAGGCCATATTCGTTAACCTGTTACTACGTCGCCAAGTGTTCTGCCCACTGTTGCGCCAACACCAGAACCAATAGGAGTTTGGATAGCGTTGTCGAAGCGGATGTTCATGGTGATAGTAACTGCCGCACTCTCTGCGTAGTTAAGGTCGTTGTAGTTGACTGAAGTCAAATAGCAACCGTACAGTTCCCAAGTTTCGAGAACCACAGGAGTGGCTACACCGTTGCCACCGTCGAGTATTTCGCAACGTGTGGTAAACTTGTAGTCGATACCTGAGCTTGCAGAAGCCTGTTCCATAAAGTCCAACTGCTTCTGTAGTTGTTCGCCAACCAGCTTGGAAACATTGCCACCTGCATCATCACGCAAGTTGACAGTAATAGCTTCCCAACTATACTTGCCAGCCAAATAGATGGTGGAGTTGTAGATTGGTACTTGCATTTCTTCAAAGCTCACCGAAGGGCGTGTGAAGTCGATGACTTGTTTGGTCAGTTCGGTCCTTGGTGTGCTGACTCCAAGATTCTCAAACACCGCACGGAAGCGATACTTGAGCTTTGGCATGAGCAAGCCTTGTGTTGGGCTTGACTGATCACTGGCCAAAGGCACGGTCATTCTAGTTAATGATGCGATGGACATGTTTGTCTCCTATTATGTAATTATTTATGGCAGATGAGATCAAAAAAAATGGGGCCAAAGCCCCATTTTTCTGCATTATCGATACCGTTAGACGGTACTTGACGTTGCGACCTGACCTGCTGATATCTCACCTGTGTTCTTGATTCTAACAGGAATGTAGATAAACTCAACTGCTTTGACTGGCTCGATAGCAATATCAACAAACAGTTCGTTTCTATCAATACGAGATGGTGTGTTGTTTGATTCATCGCACACGACCAAGTAGTCATAAACACCGCGCTTGGCAACCAAATCGTTGAGCAAGTTTTCAATGGAGTTAGAAATCTCATCACGTGTGATTTGATCGTTGGGTTCAAACACAAAGTTTTTACCAATGGTTTCAAGTCTAGCACGAAGGAATGCAACCAAACGTGCCACATTGATGCGATCCAGTGCGCTAGGCAACGAAGCTTCGGTCTTGTTACCGTAGTTAAGAATACCAGATCCTGGCAAGAATGTGATTGGGTTGATCTTGTTTTCATACAACACGTCACGTATGCCTTGACGGATAGCTGTTGACACAAACTGTCCTGTCTGAGCGTTGACATATCCCAGAGAGAAAGCGTTGTCAACAATACCGCGGCGTGTACCTGCCGGTGCCAACCATGGGTAGCTAACTTCGTCACTGCGCAAAATAGTACGGATCATCATATGGCTTGGTGGTTGTACCACAGTGGCACCAGTCAAATCTGTTGTTTGGCAGCTTGGGTAGAATGTACCCATGTATGCATCTGCTGTGACCAAGCCATCTTCACTATCAACACCAACTCCCGATGCATTGGTAGCCCAAGCAGTGATAGCATCAGCATTGTCTGCTAGACGCATTGGTGTGTCACCAATCACAAACGCTGTGTTGCTACGCTCGTTGTTGAGCGCAACCATATTGGGTATCAACTCAGGATAGTTGGGTGTAGCAATCAAGTTGAACTGGCGTTGTTCTTCGCGCAGTTCCTGGTTGCTGTCAATGCTTGACTTCATGGCAGCTACGACCATGGCACGAACTGCTTTACGTCCCATGTATGGCGCACCATTGTCTTGCAACCCGCTGGCAGTGACCCAAGCGTTGGTCACAGTTCCTGTGAACGTTGGGTAATCAGTGGCGTTGAAGTAGTCAACTTGGAAGCTCTTGACGTTGAATCCTGAACGACGTAGGTTAAATGCCAACATACCTTCTGGATATAGTGTGTAGTCTGGAGCATCTGGATCCAAGTAGTCACTGGTCAATAAGCTGGTAATGCTTGGAATCGGATCAGTGATAGGATCTGTGTCTCCATTGGTTGCCCATCGGAAGTCTGCAAACAACACACCATTTGGTGTTGTTTGATCAGTGTTGTCAATCAGCACCCATTGATCTGTGCCATCTACGCTTTCCCAACGCTTGATGATTGGATACTGTTCAAGATCGCTGGTATCGATCCACAGATCACCATACACAAGATCTGTGCCATCGGTCTGCTTGGTAGGAGCTGTTACAGAAATGATTGGCCCTGTTGGGTTGGTGTTGGCAAGATTATAACCACGTGCATCGTTGGTCACTGTCTTGTAGCCTTTCCAGTTATTGCCATCATTGACCATGATGTCAACTTGATCTGTGGCTGAATAGTACCACAAACGACCGTCAACTGGATCTTGATCTGGTGCTTCGCTAGAAGCAGTATATGTCAATGATACCCAGTTGCTGAGTATGACACCGTTGGCTGGATCATCAGGTGTAGCATATTTGACTCCTTCAACCGAGGTATTAAATCCAGCATCGGCCACTGGTGTGCCAGCTGTGTCAACTAGAATAATGCTACCACCTTGTGTGTGCTGTATTTGTACAGAGCCATCGCTGGTCACAGCGGCAGTGGTATTGGCCACGTTGGCTGCTAGGAAAGCAGTGACAAAATCTGTAGCTGTAGTACCACCAAGTGTGGCAGTCACGGGTGATGTCAATACACTGCTATTCTTGGCGCTGGCCTGGATAGTAAACGTGTCACCAGGTGTAAATGTTGGTGATGTGTCATCACCATTGATGATTGTGTTACCGGCCTGTAGGCGTTCAAAAATCTTGAGTGTGAACGTGTCATCTTCGTTGACATCATACTGGGCATAGGTACTGCCTGCTGTGATGTTACGTCCGCCGCCAGCTGGATCAAGAGCTTTGTTTGCACTCTGATCGTTTTCATACACAGGGCAGTTTTGTTGTACAAACAATCCCAAAGTCGCATTGTATTTTTTTACAACCAAATCAGTTCCCTGGTTGACATTGTTTGTCTTGTTCCAAACTGAACCTGATGGGTGTGGTTCTGGACTGCTCGATCTCCACTGTGGCACTGTATAGTTTGGCGATGCTTGCAATACAGGAGCATAGTAAATGCGTGGTGTGATACCGACCGCAGCCAATACTCCACCTGAACCGTCAGTGACATCAAGTATACCATTGCCGCTGTCAGTAGAACCATCATTGGTACCACGGCTGTCAATGTAGATTACTAACTTTCCGCTAACATTCTGAGCACTGATGCCTGAGTTGCTGGCCATGGTAGAGTTAATGGTTGTGGCCAACTGAGTAACTGTTGTACCTGAGAAGTTGATCAACACATCATTAAGGAAGAAAGTACCTGCACTCAACGTTGGATTGGTTGCTGTGCCAATCACTGATGGCCATGAATTTTTCCAATCATCACTGCCCACCAAGACCCAACTGTTGGCAACCACTGTAGGATTGCTCACTGTGTTACCAGCAGTTTTGTAGTACACCGGATTGCTTGAGTTGGTTGCTACAACAGCATAGTCACCAATGTTACCGATGGAATCTTTTGGCACGCCGCTGTCAAGATCATCTGTGCTGGTAATCACTATAGGAGTCTTAAGGGTAAAGGCTGAAGTTGTATAACTCCATTCAAAAATACCCCAAGCAGAATCTAGGGTGTCTAGCCAGTAGGTTCCGTTGTCAGGACTACCAGTTGGACGTGTCAAGCTGGCTGTGAGCTCGCTGAGATCAATGTCGGCACGTTGTACATAGCAACGATTTGAAATACCCAACGAAGAGTAAGCGGCAAGCAAACCATATTCGTTGAGCTCGTAGCCGTTGATTGGTGTACCAGCAGTGGTCTGATAAAAGAATGGATTACCAAACGTATTGACCAAGTCTCTCTGTGAAGAGATTAAATAAACCTTGCCAGCGTTAACCGCTGTGGTGCCGGCTGCAACGCCTACACCGCTACCACTGATCTTGTTCTGCGCTGTGGCGATCAAGATAAATGGTACTGAATTAGTTGGGGCTGGTAAGTAGTTACTTTCGTCGATGATAGTAACTTCTACGCCTGGGGAAACTAGTGCCATGTGTCTGTTCCTTTAATAAAAAGTGCTATTCATATTTAGCGGCAGGCACCAAAACCGCCGTCTAACCTTGCCCTTACGTAAGGTTTTGCGGTAAATATCTATATGCCAAGACCCATTTGTAAAGCCTGTGACAAGCGAGAGGCTGCCATTAACTGCTATCGTGACGACAGAGTTTACTATCGAAGCCGATGTGATACCTGTATCCGTAAAGGTCGCAAACAAAAACCAGCTGTGCCTAGATGGCAATCAGCTGGTTATAAGAAAAAAATGACCTGTGATCGATGTGGGTTTAGAGCCAAGAGCACTGCACAAATCTTAGTGTATCATGTGGACGGCAATCTCAATAACAGCGAACTCCGCAATCTCAAAAGCATCTGCTTAAACTGTACTGCCGAAGTCACTCGAAGTGATTTACCTTGGCGTCGCGGAGACCTTGAAGAAGATCGTTGATCTGCTGATATAGCTGATCCATGGTTCCATTGTTGTCAATCACACAATCAAACTCTGTACCTACCCAGGCAGTTTCGCTGGCATGTACATTGTGTTTTTCCAAACGATCTTTGCTCAACGACCAGGACATGTTGGTAGGACCTGCATTTGTAGCCACGGCATCGGCATACCATTCGGGTTCGGGCCCACGAACAACACGCAGTACAATACCCCCTTGATTTCTTATGGCTTTGATCTCGTTGGGAAATCTACAGTCACTGATAACCACATCATCTTGGCTGGTTCTCAGCTTGTTTTCCAAGCTGGCGATCCAAATATCGTCGTGGAATCCGCGGCGGCAAACTTCGGTACCCCATTGCTGTAGTATCCAGCGCGGGGTAATGGCCAGGCCCAGACGTTTTGACCACCACTCATCCACTTGTTCACGCCACTCACGAGCTTGTTTTGTGCGCCCTTCTAGCATGGTACGGTCCCACCCAAACACTGCCGAACAGGCATCTTTTAATGTGTTGGCAAAACTTTCCCTGCGAAACTGATGTATGTTTACTAGATAATCAGCAATGGTATCTTTGCCTGAACCAATGAAGCCACATACTCCGATGATCATTGTTGATCCTTTAAAAAATTTAAAATATTATCTATTAGAGCCGGGTAAAAAGATGGGTCGGGGTGCGTAGTGTCAGGATATTTTTGCTTGTTTGAACGCATATAAATTTCTAACTTGTCTGTTTTTTGTAATTCATCCAATGCTTGTTGTGACTTGTATTCCTTGTTATGATCCAACATCCTGACCACATGATGGGTGTAACAATTCAATGGCATGTCCTCAAAGCCACTGATCTGTTTGTTCCAACTGTCAATTTTATACCGGAAAAAACTAAAGTTTTCGATAGATGGCGAAAGTGGTGCCGCAGATCCTATTACCAAAAACGGTGTCTGATATTGTTCGTACAACTCCTGTGCATACCGATAGTTTTGAGTGTTTAGAAAATGCAAGTCTTCGACCAAATTTTTCTTTCCAATATCAGAAAAATACGGAGACGGTAGGTTGTCAAAACTGTATATCATGCTGATAAATTCAGAATAGTCTCTTGCTGGTTCTGTATGAAACCAAATAATGTAATCAACCTTGTCTTTTTCTAAAAGTCCGTATTGCAAATTTTGTAGCTGTCCATGATTACTAGCACCACCCTTGGCTAAGTTGATTACACTGTGGCCATCTTGGCCCAATAAATTTTTAATTAGTTCTATGTAAGGCTCCATGCCGGCCCAACTGTCACCTATCACACACAATTTCATACTAGTTCCTTTATTTTGAGCATTTCCAATGAGTCGTGTAACAGGTCAATCTGCCTGCGGCAATCTTCCAACGCATGGTGGCTGGCAGGATACTTGTTGAGACTTGGACATAAACCATATACTGTACGAGCATCGCGTACCACGTAGTATTTCCAAGGCAATGCCAACCCATAACTTTTGTAAGCATGTTCTAATATGTTCATGTCGAATGTAGGGCCGTTGGCCCAGATACGTTTGCTATGCCATATCAGCTTGCCGAGCTCTTCCAAGGCTTGCTTAAGAGGTATGCGATCTGTTTCTGCAAAGGCTTCTTCTCGAGCCGCTGTGGGCTGTGTAGCCCACCAGTCAATGGTGCCTTGTTCGATGTTGCGGTTGGGTTGGCTTTCGATGTCAATGCGGGCATAGTATTGCTGGTCATGATATCCTCGTGTGAATGGATCAAATGCCTGAGCGGCAATGGTTAGAATACAGGCGTCAGGGCCTGTACCCACAGTTTCGATGTCGATCATTAAGTCCATGCTCTATTATAGCATGGATTTATATTTTGTCAAAGAGGAGATTTAACCAATAACAAAAGTCAGCGGCTCGGATGCGTCAACATAGAGTTTGAGTTCTTCGATCTTGGCATCCATCTGTGCTTGTGCTTCGGTTTTGAGTGCGGCGCCGTTGAGGCTGGTACCACCTTGCGGACCTGCGATCTGAGCAAACTTTTCACGTGCTTCACCAATGATCATCTTGGCAGCCGCGACCATGTAATCTCGGATCCATTGGCTGATTTGATAGTTTGTGAGTAGAGCGATCTCTGGCTTGAGCTGGTAAACCCATAACAGAACTGTTTCACCCGAACCTTTGGGATCGCGCATGAGCTGTATCTGCTTGGTCACAGGATTCCAACTGTAGTTTATAAAGCCACCAAACATACGAGCGGCCAGTTCTACATATTGTGTATAGAAATCATAGGTAGCAAGGCCCCCGGCACTGCTATAGTTTAGCAAATAGGTGTTAAGGGTCGCAGAACTAAAAGGATCAAAGCTAGATGAATAGGGTCCTGTGGAGTTACCAATGGTTCTTCGGAACACTTGTCTCACGCTCTGTACTTCTTGAGGCAAGGTATAGATGTTTACATCTTCCAGGAGTTCTAAAAAGATATAACACTCTTCGTAGGCGTTCTGTGCTCGCTGACGATAGACACCCATGGTGCGCTGGTAAGCCGCTTCATAGTGCGCTGGATCCAGCTCAAGATCAACGATCTGATCACCCAAGGTCAAGCGCACATATTCAATGAGATTTTGTTTAAGGGTATCTAGTGTTGATTCGTTTTGATCCGGCATTGGGAACTCCTGTTCCCAGTATTTACCAGGCTTTAAGGATGATCAAATTCTCATTGCCACGGCCGTTGAACTTGACTTCTGTGGCTTTGATATCCTTGAAATACTTGCGCTGTGCGGGTTTGCCACCGGCCAACAGAGCTTTGAGCTGTTCTGCGGGTTTGCGCAGAGTTTTTTGATTAGTTCCGCCAGTGTCAAACCCCACGATGCTAGAGCCTTTGACAGAGAACGATCCCAAGTGTTGATCTGCCATGACATGGATGAGCTTGCGTTTTTTGGTATCATACAGCCAAGCTTCACTAGCACCCACAAGTTTGGCCGGAGATTCTGAGGAGAGTTTGAGTTCAGGAAACTCTTTGAGGAACTTGAACTTACCAGCTTGTTTTTCGGGGCTCACTGCTTTTTTAGCACGGGGCTTGCGTTCAACTTTCTTGATCTGTACATAGTTACTGCAATCAGCGATGACCTGCTCGCTGAACTTTAGGAAGTTCTTGAGCTGTGTTTTGGTCCACGGGCTGTAGCCTTCTACCAACTGTGCATCACGACCTGCGATAGCTTGCTCGATCTCGTCCACACGTTTTTTCCAATGATCAACAATGGTGCTCACCATTTGGGGTGCCACGTTCATGCCACGGAGCAAGGTAATGGGCTTGTAGTCTGCGCTCATTTTAGCACCAGCTACGATGAAGTCATCAAACATGCCTTCGATTTCTCCGGCACATTCTGAAACTTTTTCACGCAGACGATCCTGGATGGTGATGCGGGCAGTTTCAGCTTGCTTTTCAGCTTTGGCATCAGCAGACGCCTGTGCTTTGTCTGACAGTTTTTTAGCGGGCTTGTGCTTGTTCAGTAACTCAGACACATGATTTTCAATGTACAAGAGTTCGTGTTCGGTGAGTTCTAGACCCATGGTATTCATGCGGCACAGCCAGCCCATGGTGCTGGGTATGCTTTGTTCTGGCACACTACGAAACGCTTTGGCATTTTTGTCTTCGTGACGATCTAGCCAGTCTGCCACAAACTCCTTGACTTCTTTTTTGCCCAGATAATAGTTGTACCAGTTGAACGCATTGGCCAAACTGCTGACCCGTCGCTCGGCCTCGGGTTGGAACTTCCAAGCAGGCTCATCGCCCATGTATTTGGTGTCAGCAGAACGGATATGCAAAGGTTTTGCGGGCTTGAGTGCAGTGGCTGATTTCATAGCGGCTCCATGATGATAATGTAGTATTTTAGCACATTTGGATTTTCAGGTCAACCTACCCATAAATACTGTACTATGCCCAGATTAAGTCTCTATCGCCCAAATCGACAAAACGATTACAAGTTTTTGGACCGTACCATAGCCGAAATGTACACAGTTGGCGGATTGGATATCTACGTCCACAAATATCTTGGGCCCAAACCACATGGCGATGATTCTAGTAGCCAGACAGGTGGCACACAAGATGCCACACAACCAGCATATAGTTATGAAAATCCGCTGTTTGTTGAAGATCTCTTGTTGATCGAAAACAGAGATCGCGCCTACAGTCAGGATGTGTATGTCATGCGCGGTGTATATAACCAGCAAGACATTGATTTTGATCTCACCCAGTTTGGTTTGTTCCTCAACAACGACACGCTGTTTATCACATTCCACTACAATGATATGATTGACATCATGGGTCGCAAGCTCATGTCAGGTGATGTGCTGGAGTTTCCTAACCTTAAAGACTATAATCCGTTGAACGAGGCATTGCCCAGAGCGTTGCCCAAGTACTATGTCATACAAGATGCGGCGTTTGCATCAGAAGGATTCAGTGCCACGTGGTTACCACACTTGTGGCGAGTAAAAGCCACACCCTTGGTTGGTGCTCAAGAGTACAATGATATATTAAACAAACCATTTGCACAGGACAATATTTGGGATCCTGGCAACTACTATCCCAAAGGTAGTATAGTGTTGGATGGCAACACATACTACAAAGCCAAAGATCCTGTACCGGTAGGCACACCTATAACAGATCCACTGTGGGAAGTTTACACACCTGCTACTGTACAAGAAAGTATTGGTACACGCAAGAAAGACTATGAACTCAACGACGCTATATTGGCACAGGCCGAGTTTGAAGTTCCAAAGTCTGGGTATGATGCTGTTAAGTTTTATATTGTTCCTACCAACATAGACGGTACTCCAGCAGATCCTGAATCCAACCCCACAGTAGATTATACGCTGGTTTCAGTGGATACGACTAACGTCAATGCAGACGCCATCGCAGTCACTCCACGCGGCGACGGTTACACAGCTGGATATTTGTCTGGGGACGGCATTGCACCCAATGGGCTACCTGTCACACCTGGTATTTCCTTTCCAATCAATGCTCAAGAAGGCGACTATGCACTGCGCCTGGACTATTTCCCCAACAGACTGTTTCGTTTTTCAGGCAAGCGATGGATCAAGATCGAAGATGCAGTACGCACCAATCTCACACCCGGACCTGACAACAAGACGCTCCGTAGCAGTTTTGTCAACAACACAGCTACTACACAAACAGCAGACCGTGGTCCAATACCACAACGGCAAGGTCTCAGCAACATTCTCAAACCTGAGGCAGACAACTAATGCAACAATTTTTTTATGATGAGCAGATACGACGTTTCCTGCTACAGTTTACACGCATATTCAGTAACTTCCAGGTTGAATACGGTCGCAACGATGAAGGAGTCAAAGGACTGATCAGAGTTCCCATACGATACGGTGACGCCAGTCGTCAAGCGCAAACTGTATTACAAAACAACTCTGCCAATAGCCTGCCGTCGACTCCGTTGATGACTTTCTACATCACTGAGTTACAGTATGCAAGAGATCGTGTGCAGGAGCCATACTTTGTTGACAAGACCAATGTGCGACAGAGATACTGGGATACCGAAACACAGACCTATGAAACCACACAGGGCAATGCATTTACTATCGAGCGCCTAATGCCTGTGCCGTTTAATTTAGGTCTAAAATTAGATATATGGACTTCTAACACTAATCAAAAGTTCCAAATACTCGAGCAAATACTCACACTATTCAACCCTGCACTGGAAATACAAAGCACAGACAACTACTTGGATTGGACCAGTTTGAGTGTTTGTGAACTTGAAACAGTGACCTGGAGTTCTCGAACTATCCCGCAGGGCACAGAGGATCCAATAGATATCGCTTCGCTAACTTTTAGTTTACCTATATGGATATCACCTCCTGCCAAAGTTAAAAAACTTGGTGTGGTCCAAAAAATCATTGCTTCAATGTATGATGCACAAGGTGATTTAAATGACGCTGTGAATAACAGTGATTTGTTGTTGGGAACTAGACAGAAGTTTACACCTTACAACTATCAGGTGTTGCTGATTGGAAACCAGCTACAGGTACTAGAACCATTTGCCGTGGTGCCCGGAGCTGGAACGATCAACCCCGACACCAACCCTCCCAGTAACGTGATGTGGCATGCGGTGACAAACTTGTTTGGTGATTTGCAAAACGGTATCAGTCAAGTGAGACTTGACAATCCCTATGATGGTACTATAATAGTAGGTACAGTGGCATATCATCCCACAGACGACAGATTTTTACTGTTTACTGTGGACGAAGATACCATACCACAAAATACCTTACCACCAGTGAACGCCATAGTAGACCCTCAACGCAACGGCCCAGGAGCAGGTCTTCCTGTTGCTGTTGCTGGCCAACGATATCTGCTGGTTGGTGATACTGGCACACCAGATTATTCTGCTGGTGCTCCGGCCTGGACCGGAATCAATGGAGAAGTTTTGTATGCCACTGCCAATGACATCATTGAGTACGATGGCGAGAAATGGAACATCTCTTTCTTACACACCAATCTCAGCGATGTGCAATACGTCACAAACATAACAACCGGCATACAGTATCGATGGGCAGATGGTTTGTGGCTCAAGAGCTACGAAGGTCTGTATCCTGAAGGAGAATGGAGCTTGGTACTTTGAACGCTGTAGGAGTTTGGTTTTATAGCATATCCACTGATAGATATCTGTATCTGTTGCGCAACGATGATCGACATCCGGGAACCTGGGGGTTACCTGGAGGAAAGAGCCGCAGAGACGAAACTTTAATGGATACTATACGTCGTGAATGCATTGAGGAACTGGGTTTTTGGCCCGAAGAAATCAAACTAGTACCTATTGAAAAGTTTACCAGCCCCGATGGTAACTTTTGCTATCATACTTTTTTCTGTAGTGTAGCTGGAGAGTTTACTCCCACCCTCAACGAAGAACATCAAGGATGGGCTTGGATTGATTCCAATACCTGGCCAAGGCCTTTACATCCTGGCTTATGGTCTACTGTTAACTTTGACGAAGTTAAGCAAAAAATGTCAACGGTTCAACAACAGTATCAGACATCACAGTGAAGTATAAACTGTCTGTAGTCAATGACTTCTGCGTTACGGAACGAACGCCATTCGTCGTGTGGTTCAGCACCATCTGTCACAAAATAAAACTTTGTGTTGGGATATGCTCCTAGCACTTGTTTGATATCAATGATGTGTTTATGATCAATGTGATGTTCTCTAGTGGTGCCATCAACGCCTAACAAAAAGATTTCATGGTGTCCATCAAATGCCGCAAGATAAGCGGCAGCGGCTGGTGCGGCCAATCTCACACAGTACGGAATGAGATAAAACTCTCCAGGCATTTTTAAGCAGTTTGTCGTTAGAGTATAAACCACTGATCGTTCTGCATACCCTGAACTCACTATTTCGTTGAGCACAGGAATGTCGTATTCAACACAGAAATCCAAATGCATTTTTTTCCAAATGCCTTCGCATCCGTAGGTCTGTAGTTTTTTTTGACCAAGTAACCCACCACCGTGATTAGCAACCGCAGTTACGACGTCGTGGCGTAGGCTGTGCCCATTGGCAACAACCACGGCTCGGCCGGATATGTGTTGATTGACTATGGGGTTTTCAATATATTCTTTGTCGGTGATTTTTTTGCCGTCTCTGTAGGTGATTTTAGTAATGACAAACTCACCAGCATAGTCTGCGCGATAGCGTTCTTTATTGATCATAATCTCCCCACTACTACTTCAATCTTGCCTGGAATATTGCTGTCATAGTTTTCCAAAGCCTTACCAATGATGCTACCAGGAACAAACGTAACCATTTTAGTTGCAACACCAGGAATATCGCTAGTGACTAACAAGTCACCTTTCTTGATAGAGCCAACTACCTGGCAAGGTACACGACCTGTGAGTGCCACTGCTACTCCACCTTGTAGATCAACATTCATTACATAGGCTGGATTAGTTGACACCACTCCGGCTACTGCTGGATCATGATTGGTCGTACTTTGTGTAACTTCTCGATCACCACCAAATATTAGCACTGTGCCCGGTTCGTATTCAGCATCAGTGGTATAGTATTCTGCCAAGTCAGCGTAGGTAGCGTTGACTGTGACACCAAAAATATTACTAAACTTAGTTGACGAGCTACCAATGTTGCTGGTGTTATTTGAGTTGGCAAAAATATTTCCGGCTGTGACAAAGTTGCCTGCGGCAATCTGCAGAGCATAGGGATTTGTGATTGTCATGTTACTGCCAGCCACAGGTGCGCCAGCAATATAAAGAGTTGCCGCAGAAGTGGTTGTCACAGATCCATTGGTGGCTGCCAAGGTGCCTTGGGCAATGGCATGTATATGATTGGTTGCGGCTGTACCAGCGGCTGGTGTACCTGAATCGGTATATGTTGCGGAGTTGATTCTCAACCCGATACCATTGGTAGTCCAACTTGATGCTGTTTCATTACCGCCTATAGTTACAGCGGCTGTGGTAGGTGCTGTACCAAACCCACTCTGTGCTTGACAAGTAAGATTTACAGCAACGTTGGCTTCTGTGGCAGTAAATGTTGTGTTAGTTGCTCCGGCCACATTGGCGCGGATGTTGCCGCCAGAAGCGATCACGGTCATCGCCGATGTGCCGTTTTGTATAGAAGTCGCGTCAATGGTGCTCCAACGCACCCCAGAGCCTGTAGATTCTAGATACTGTCCCGAACTGCCCACGCCAGAATTTGCTGTCAGTGTACCTGTAAGTACTGCACTGCTCAGTGTTTTATTTGTTAAAGTTTGTGTAGCTGTGGTGCTCACGCCAGCAAAACCCCCGGCCGTGGCTCCATCATGGACTACCACTATTTTATTGGTAGTATCAACGGTGATCTCGCCCAAAGCGCCAGTAAAGCTGGCTGTTTGTGCGCTGGATCCTCGGCGGTATTGTATCTGGGTTGACATTGTTTATTCCTGTATCATATTTAGTTTAGGTTATTATAGCTCTGTCCGTGACTCTGCGCCAGTTTGTTCCGTCTGAAAACGCGGGCACAGCACCACCTGATTCGTTGGTGACATATATCATCTGTCCTGCAGGACTTGCTGATGGAACTCCTGCCACAGTATAACTGGGAAATACGATCTGATCAGGGTAGAACACACCTGCAGTGACGATGGAGCCTAGATCTGCTTCGCTGGTCACAGCATCGGCTATGCTGCCAAGATCATCTGTGGTTGTCACTACTTCACTGACTTCGCCAAAATCAGCACCATCAACAAAGATATCACTGCCTTCACCAGCGGCTGCGATGGTCAGTGTATCTGTGGTAGGATCTGCAACCAATGTGATGCCTGTACCTGCGTTAAATGTAAATGTGTCTGTGATGCTGTCTGCTGTTAT